ACATCAGCAACAATCGCAGCAGAATATGCGAAATTGTATGCCGTAATTGATCCAAAATTAATCGCTGACCAACAAAACCAGCCGGTTATTTTTGCGCCATTAGCGCACAGACAATTAATGCGTATCGCCAACAACAGCGTAGGAGCAGCATCAAACCAAAACTTCTTATTTGCAAGTGAAGCGAATGATGCAAAATGTTTCTATAATGGAATTGAAGTAAAATTCAAACCATTGGTAGGATTTATGATTGCATCACCTCCTAAATATTTAAAAGTATTAATGGATTTAGCATCGGATATGTCAGTTTTAGAAACTGGACCAATGCCAGCAGGAGCAGAACAAATGTGGTACAAAAACGTACAAGCATATGCGACTTGGGTAACAAACCAAAGATACATTGTACTTTACGGAGGATAGAAATAAGTAACAAAGGGAGCTTAGTTGCTCCCTTTATATAATTTAAAAAAATATGGCTTGTGATATAACAGCAGGACGAGTAAAGCAATGTAAAAGCAGTCTCGGAGGATTAGGTAAATTATACTTATTTAATTTTGTAGAGGATCCATTTACAGTAGTAGCAGGAGAAGCGACAGGAGTGAATCCATTATTAACTGTTGCTTACGAATATGAACTGGAAGGAGATGGAAATAATGTTGCTGAAACTTTAGTATCAGACAGAAATAATGGAACTAGCGTAAATACGCAAACTTCTACTATTGTCTTAAAAGGAATTGATGCAACAACATCAGCACAAATGAATTTATTAGCTTATGGGTTCCCAATGGCTGTAGTAAAAGACAGAAACGGAATTTATCATGCAATTGGAATCGATGATGGTATTGATTTTACAGTAGCGCAAACATCCGGAGGAGCAAAAACCGAATTAAACGGTTATACCTTAACAGGAGTGTCAACTACCGGAGCATTATCGCCAAAATTAGACTCAGCGACTATAACTGCATTTTTAGCATTAGTATAAGAATTAATTATTTGAAATTTAAAAAAGCTCTTTTGTAACAAATTGGGCTTTTTTTTGTTTTAATAATATGAAAGTTGTAAATTTTAATAATAATAGTCATCATTTAAATATAATACCTCGTTATTACCCTAATTTAGATATAACTGTAACTTTAACTAATGAAATAACGCAGGAGGAAACAATAGTCACAGCAGAATATATGACTGTTAACGGTTTAATGGGTGTTAGCTTTGATTATAATTTCATTAAAGGATATAAGTATCAAATAAAAATAACAAATGAGGACGGTGTCTTATATAGAGATAAAATAATAGCAACAGACCAGGATCCTCAAGAGTTTAAACAAACAAACGATTTATATTATTATGAGTAACGACATACGACTGCTCCAATTATCGACTTACATAAGACCAACACTCCAGGAAAACAAATCCAAAAACTGGGTTTTAAATGGAAGGAATAACGAATTTTATCAATACGTAATAGACCGGTTTAATGGATCACCAACCAACGCAGCAATCATAACATCATATATAGATTTAATATACGGTAAAGGATTAGCAGCTTACAATAAAGATATGCCTACTTGGATTAAATTTTTAACCATTCTAAGTCCAAAGGAACTGCGCAAAATAATCGCAGACTTTGAAATGTTCGGAGAAGCGAGTATGCAAATTATAAAATCAAAAGATGGTAAATCGCTGGCCAACATTTATCACATCCCAAAACAACTAGTGGTGCCAGCATTAGAAAATGAAGAAGGAGAAATAGAAAGTTATTTCTATTGTAAAGACTGGAGCAAAATAGTAAAAAACAAACCGGAAGAATTCCCAGCATTCGGAACTTCCAAAGAAGCAATAGAAATATATTGTATCAAGCCATACAAACCTGGAAAAAATTATTTTTCAGATCCAGATTACCTTGCAGCATTACCATACGCAGAAATGGAGGAGGAGCTCGCAAACTTTTATATCAATTCAATAAAAAAAGGATTAAGCGCAGGATACATCATAAACATACCAGATGGTGGAACTTTAACTCCAGAACAAAAGGACCAGCTAGAAGCTAAAATAAAAGACAAGCTAACAGGATCACCAAATGCAATGAATTTCGTTATTAGTTTTAATGGTAGAGATGCAGAAATAACAATTATACCATTTCCAGTAAACGATGCACAACATAAGCAATGGGAATATTTAACTGGAGAAGCTAGGCAACAAATAATGACCGGCCACAGAGTGGTATCGCCTATGCTTTTCGGAATTAAAGATAGTACTGGGTTCGGAAATAATGCTGACGAACTAGATACAGCAGAAGCACAATTAATGAAGCGTATCATCCAGCCAAAGCAAATACCAATATTAGAAGCATTGGAGGAGGTGTTAGTTTTTTATGGTGTTAATTTGAATTTATACTTTATGCCATTAACAGACCAGGAAGCAAGCGTGCAAATGGCAGAAAAAAAAAAAAAAAGTGAGCTTGATGCATTTATAGAATCCGGCGAATTTATAGATTTAAATGAATGGGAGGAAATAGACAATGAAAAATGGACTGACGAATCAGTACACATAAACGAAATAGACCTCCAGCTTGCAAGTGTACCAGATAACCTACCATTGGCACCAAGCAAGATAGATAATGAATATTTTAAGGTTAGATTTGAATATGCAGGAAGCCTAAAACCAGAAAGAACATTCTGTAAAAAAATGATAACTGCAGGCCGAGTGTTTCGACAAGATGATATAGATGCAGCTAGTAGCGTAGCTGTTAATCCAGGATGGGGACCAGAAGGAGCAAATACATATGATATTTTAAAATATAAAGGAGGAGGAGATTGCCATCATTTTTGGCAAAGAAAGGTTTATTTAAAAAAAGGCAATAAATATATTACAATCCAGAATGCTCAAAAAATGTTAAGAAAATTAAAAGAGCTAGGAATAAAATCAGAAATCCCAAAAAGCACCGAGCCATTGAGCACTAAAAAACCAATGAATATGCCTTATAATGGATTTTTACCAACAAATAAAAGATTTAGATAATGGAATTATTATTTATAACACCACAAGAAGCATCGAGTAGCACTATATTAAGTGGTAACATTGACATTGATAAATTTTTATTTTGCATTGCCAATGTTCAACTGACAACAATAGAACCATTACTAGGGACAGAATTATACGATAAAATTGTAGCAGAAAAAACAGCCGGAACATTAGCCGGTGATTATTTAACTTTATTTAATGATTTTATAAAGCCAATTACAAAACACGAAAGTGTCGCACAATTTATAGAGATTGCAAGTTACATCGTAGATAATGGAGGAATTTATAAACACTCCGCAGAAGGAAAGGAAGTAGTAGACAAACAAGAAGCTCAATTCTTATCCGGAAAATCAAAAGCAATGTCACAAATGTACGTGCAAAGATTTAATAAATGGATTGAATATAATCCGCTTGCAGAATACAAAACATACCAGGAGGAAGTGAATGCAATCAAAGATATTAATTTGTTGACCGGATGGAAATTATAAGCGGATACCAAAATAAATGCAAGGACCGGAATGCTGGCATTAAAAAAATATGGCTTTTAAAATTCCAGCCATACACCAGGAGCCAGATCATCACCGAAGGCAACAAGCTCGTAGGCTTCCCAGAAACATTTATATTTGAATTCCATAGTCTGCAAAATCCAAATGCAAACCAGACAATGCAAGAGAATGAAGGAGGTAAATATTACAATCAAAATATAAGTTTATTTTTTAGCGGATCCAATGCAAGCGAAATAGAAATGCTCCAGAAGATAAACACCAGGATGTTAACACTTGACAACAACGGAATTTATAGAGTTTATGGACTTTATAACGGATTGCAAGGAGGAACGATAACCTATGAAACTGGAGGAGCTAAAAATTCATTTAATGGATTTAAAATAGATTTAACCGGAATGGAAGAAAACGAAAGTTACTTTGTAGATGATCCATTTGGAATAGGATTTTTAAACGAAGGATTTAATTATTATAAAGATTTCATAATGTATGGCTAAGATAACATATACCGACAAGGTAAAAATAAAGGACATTCCAGTAGCAGAAATTAATAAATTTACTGATGCGAATGCAAACGAAATAAAAGCTGTTGTGAATGCACACGCAGACAGCATAGATGCTAATACTTCAGCAATCGAAAACATCGCACCAGTAGAATATACAGAAATAACACAAGTTTATAATGTAGTAACTCAAGAAATTACAGAGGTTTATAACGTAAATTACATAAATAATATTAACAGAATTATAAGAGGTCAAGTAGTCTGGACTGGGGTTGGTTATACTTTTAAATCAGTTAATTTATTTTATGAAATTAACGGAACTGTGTACTATTCAAATGGAGAAGAAGTAACCAATTCAGCACCAGATGCAACAAATCCAAGATTAGACGTTATATATGTTAGCAGCGCAGGATTAGCAATCAAAGAGGGTGTGCCAGATGTATCGCCAGTCGAACCAAGTTTAGATAGTCCAGAATCACAAGTTAAAACAAATTTAATATTAGTTAACAACGGAACTACTACACCTATTGGTATTGCTAAAGATGCTATTTATAAAGAAAATGACCAGGAAGCAGGAGGAGAATGGGACACAGAAACCAGCAATCCAACAGCCATAGATTTAGCAAATACCTTAAATCCAATAACAGGAATTAATAGTATAAAGACTATTGCACCAGTAAGTAAGAATAGCACTATTACATTTAGTAATAGTACAGCTATTAATTTAGTTGATTTTAATAATTTTACCTTAGATATTCGACAATTAGATGCCAATTGGCGAACTGATTATATAGAAATTCGTTTGTATGATTTTGGTTTATACGTTGGAAATTCAAGAATAGATAAAAATTATATTGATATGCGGAATACCACTACTGCGCAAGAAGTAGTGCTAACAAAAGAAGATTTTAATATTATTATCGATAGCATCCCAGACGAGGGAAGTGATAAATTTGATACCATAGAAT